GCATCGGGGGGCGGCTCGTCTGTGACCACCTGAAAATTGTATAGAGGGGCGATAGCCCCGACTCACTACTATGGATTTAGAAAAAACAGAAGGAACTATATGTTACGACCAAATGCTTATAGTGGAGAAGTACGAAACAGTCATTATGTACTTATACCCAATTGCTCAGAATATGCCCCGGAAGCACGCCATTCTTCGGGAGATGTTTTTGAAGGCACTTTTTGGGCAGGTAGAGTTATTCATATTGGCAGGGAAGACAAACCAAATAAGCAGGCTGTATTTAGCAGATGCAGGGTTGGCAGCGATAAGGTTTTATTTGCGAACAATGTCCAACCCCAAGATAAAGGTTATGACAATGGCTCAGAAAGAGACATCACAAGTTCTTTTAGCAGAGGTAGGAAAAATATTGGGTTCTTGGATAACAAGAATGAACAAAAAAGGGCATTCCGGGAAATAATGCGGTGCTTTTGGGCGGCAACTGGAACAATGGAGCTAACTCCGGTTCTCGGACGTCTAACTGGAACAACTCTCCGACTAACTCGAACAACAACATCGGGGGGCGGCTCGTCTGTGGCGACTAACCAACAACGCTCTGCATTTGTCAAGGCAATGCAGGCAGACCTTAAAAATGGTGGTCAGCCGGAAATGTCCTCCTTCGGGAAACACAATAATTGATTCAGTATAACGCAGATTACTGAAAATGGAAAAGCGTAGCTGATATTTATGGGAAAGAGAAATAGAAATTTGTTTGATAAAATAGTTGAGTGGAATAACCTGATTGACGCTCATCACAAAACGAGCAATGGAAAGAAAAGGTCTTATGGATTCTTGGAGTTTAAAGAGCATGATATGTATCATTTGAGAAACATACAGAAAAGCCTAATTGATGGAACTTATCAAAGGGGGGATTATCGGGAGTTCATTATAAGAGAACCGAAGCCTCGACTTATATCTGCTTTAGATTTTGGAGATAGGTTGGTTCAACACGCTCTCTGTAATGTCATTACTCCCATATTCGAAAAGTCCATGCTCCCTTATAGCTTTGCTTGTAGAAAGGATTATGGCACACACGCAGGAGTTAAGCATATTCAGAAGCTATTGAGAAAACATCAGTTTAAATACTTCCTTAAAACCGACTTTAAAAAGTTTTTCCCAAGTATTGATTTATCTGTTTTAAAGGCAATGATTGAAAAGAAAATTCATTGCTCAAAAACAAAAGGGTTGATATACTCTATTGTTGGAGAAGAAGGCAAAGGGATTCCAATTGGCAGTTTAACGAGCCAGCTTTTTGCTAATGTGTATGGGAATATTATCGACTACCACATGCAGCACGCATTGAAACAAAAATACTGGGCAAGATACATGGATGACATTGTTGTGTTGGGCAACAGTATTTCTGAATTAAAAGTGTTATTTGATGAAATAAAGTCGTTTGCTAAAAATGTATTACTTTTAGACATAAGTAGATGGCAGATAAGTCCTGTATCAAAAGGGGTAAACTTTTTGGGATACAGGATATGGCAGAAGTATAAATTAATAAGAAAATCGTCTGTTTTGAGGGCAAAAAGAAAGATAAGGTATTATTTAAAGAACAACAAGATTGAAGAGTTAAACAGGTTTATTGCCTCTTGGAAGGGGCATATCTCTTGGGCAAACTCACACAACCTTCAAAACTATTTAAATCAAAACTTTAATTTACAGTATACATGAAAACAATCATCAATACAAGAGAAGATTTGGATGCCATCATTGGCACTCCCGAATACCCAGAGTTTATGAATGCCCTAAAAGGGAGCATGACACGCAAAGAAAATCATGCTGTATATCCCGAAGGCTATGGACAACCTGACTACGAAGGTGAAGAAGTAGAACCAATATGGGTAGATGTCGAAGATTTGAGTACTATTACTCGTTTTGGATTTACAAAGGAGGACTTTGAATTAATATAGTTCGATTATGGATGCATTTAGTAACTATTACGAGAATAAGATTATCAATCATTTGCTGCGCAATGAGGCTTTTTCGCCTCCATCGACCATTTACATTGCTTTATTTACAGGCAATGCTGCTGCTGCATTAGAAGCGAATAATCCTACTACCGAAGTGTCTTTTTCGGGTACTGCCTATGAGCGCAAAGCAATTACATTGAGTGCTGCAAGTAATGGTACAAGTGCGAATGCATCTTTAATTGAATGGGCGGTTACTACTGCCGGGTGGGGAACAGTAACCTACCTGGCTCTGGTTGATCATCCTACAAATACCAACTGGGGAACGAATGTCAATGTCCTTATGTGGGGAGCATTAGCTACTCCTAAAAGTGTATTGATTGACGAGATATTGCGCATTACACAAGGTAGCATAACGGTAACAGTTACTTAGCATGGCAGAGATAACTACTATAAATTTAGGTACAGAACCTAATGATGGTACTGGTGATTCACTAAGGGGAGCAGGGGATAAGATTAATACCAATTTCAGTAATCTTAATTCTGACACCCGATTTAGCGACCAGAGGACACCTACCGATGGTTCTGTTACCTATGAGAAGGTAGCCTCTACTTTAACTAATATTGTGGCAGTAACCAATACTATTGACTTATCTGCCGGAGGGATAGGGGAGATTACATTAACCGAGAACACAGCGTTCTCATTTACTAATTTTAAGCTAAATAAGAGTTACATTTTAGTTATAGACCCCAATGGCTACCTTCCGAGTTTTAATGACCCTACGAAGCATATAATCGCCAATGGGAGCATTGCGTTTGACGATACTACCGTTGTATATGTGTCTTTGGTTTGCATTAAGGCTACCGAAGGAAGTGAGAAGCTACTCACAAGCATAATCTCCGAAGCATCTTAATTATGTCTTGTATAAAATTTGATAGTACTCAATATACCTTTGATTCCGATCAGATTACATTTGACAATGTATGTGTTAGGGATATTGAGTCTCTATTGGATGGACAAGGAGAACTTATTTCCAGGATTTCTACGCTAAGAGATTTAGCTTTAGCATTAAACGGTAAGGGTAATTTACAGGGTGCTGTTTACTCTGTGTATAGTATATCCTTCTCTTTACAAGGGGATGGAACTCTTTTTACTTCTGGTGATGTTATAATATTTGGCCCAGAAACAATTATCCGGGATAGTCTTTCTGACAAATGGTTTGAGCATATCTTTGTGGCAAACTCATTAATAGTCAAGGAAGTATTATTTGATAAAAATACCGTAACTTTAACAAAATATTTTGATTCTATTATAAAGTAATATGGGCAAAGTATATGTCAATCAAACATTTCTAACGGTTGTTCTGACTACAAGGCAGCCTGTTTCCGGTGCGCAATCGGTACTGATTAGATATCGGAAGCCAAGTGGTGCTACTGGTCAGTACAATGCTACCGTTGAAGATGCCCAGGAGGGGATTCTGAGTTACAAGTTTACCGAGGGTCAGCTCAATGAGGTAGGACAATGGGTATTTTGGGCATACATTGTATTCGGGAATGGAGATGTTGCTGCCGGAGAACCGGCCTTTCTAATGGTTTATGAGGAGGGTTACTAATGGATATAAACAAGGTCATAATAGATACTGCCCGAAAGTACATTGGACAAAAAGAGATTCCACCCAATCAGGGATTCATTGACACGAAGTTTCAGGAGTTAATGGAGATTGTGGGATGGGAGAAAGGATTTGCCTGGTGTGCTTTGTTTGCGGAACTTGTATGGAAGGAGGCTTATTCCCAGAGGGATAGTGCCATGATTTCTGTGGTTGACAAGTTGTTTAGTGCCGGGAGTGTTCAGACCTTTGTAAACTTCCGTAATGCCAAATGGGAGATAAGCGATGTTCCCCAATTAGGAGCATTGGCGATATGGCAAACATTCCGTAATGGTAAATTTGAATGGACTGGTCATACTGCGATTGTGTCGGAGTTTAATGTCGGTACGAAGATGATGAAAACCATTGATGGCAATACAAGTGATCGCAATACAAGAGAGGGAGATTTAGTTGCGGAAGTGTCAAGTAGTTATGTAAAAGATAGGGGAACATTGAGATTAAGAGGCTTTGTGTATCCCAAGCAAGTATAAACTTAAAGTAATAATTATGAACTGGTTGAGCAAAGTAGGAGCAGGTATTAATACTGCCTGGAACATCTATTTCAAAAAGGATGTAGTAAAACAGGACAAGATTAATCCTATGATAGTGGAAGCCTTCGCAAAGATGTTGGCAGATGCTATCAAGTTTGATAAAATTCTCAATGGCAAATTTGCCTGGTTTGAGAGGTACGATGAATTTGTAATTCGTCAGATTGTGAATCTATTTGTTGTGGTATTCGGAGGTAAAGCCAAGCAGGGGTTATTGACTTCTGTTGAGCAGTTTATGGTTTACTATACCGATGGGAACTACGACAAGGCAAGCTATATTATGGCGCATGAGATCAACCGTGAGATGAAGCCTTTGATTCCAAAGAATGCTCAGGATTTGATTGTTCACCGTCAGTTGTCATTGCTATTTGAAGTAAGTCTAATGTATTTGAATCCAGATGTTGTTAACAATAAAGGCATACCAGCTTGATAGTTATAGCTTTAGTCTATATAATAGTACAAACATCGAAGACTACAATGCGCAGGGCGTAAATTGGCAGTCTTTTACTTCGGTAATACTATCTGTGAGTACAGGGGATATGACCCCGGTAACATTGGATATATCTGCCAGGTATCAGTATATGTTTAGTACTACCGGACTAAAGGTAACTTTTGAAGATTTAGGCATATCTGATTTTGAAGGGTTATTATATTTCCCTGATGGGTTGTATGATATTCGGGTGGATTATGTGTATGCATCTAATCCATACTTTGCTGAGTGCAAGGCAGACTTTCACGAGAAGATAAGGTATGTTATTTACAATCAGTTAGCAAC